CATATTGCTGCCAAATGCTCATTTGCATTTGAATGGTCTCGCGCAAAACCGCCGCCTTTTCGTTTTCGCGGCCCGTACCCAACCCGACATTCACTATAATATCCATGTCTGCGTTCCAGACCCTCGGATCAACAGCAACGAATTGGTTATTCAGACGGATAATTTCTTCCTTGTCTGAGTTCTTAATTATTGCAGATGCAATCAATCTAAACAGTTTGCGCATACCGCCTTCAGCTAAGTTACGCGCCATAACCTCTGACTGCCCCGCAGCGCCCTCTATGGTGGCTGCAACGGCTGTCGCGGTGGCTGACTGCAATACATCTGGATCAAGCCCCTGTGCGGCCTTAGAAACGCCCGTTTTGTTATCAACCAGCATATCGAAATATTGCAACGCTGGGAGAGTAGAGCCCGCTGTAAATGGCACAACTTGCTCACGGATTGAACCCGCTGTTTTAACACGCACAATTCGACCAATCTCGTTATTGAGGAGATCGTCTACACTAACTTGGCCATCGACAATTTCTAGGCCCGGATTGTTTGTCAGCGCCACGTTATCAAGAACACCGCGAAGCATTGCCGTAGCGGCATCCTGATCTTCCATAACCAGCTCAACTAAGCTACGACCGAAAAATGCGTGTGGCTCCGGGTCCACCTCAAAAACAGCAAATGGCACTTCATCCGCTAGATCGTAAGAAAGCATTTTGTAACCAGCACCAGCTAAGACAAAACGATAAAGCTGCGGAACGCCGACACCATCTGCGTCCATTTTCATATAGGCTTCCGTTACTACGACCTTTTTAGACGTAGGATCGGCGCTTTCATCGTCATCTTCGTCAACAGTATAACCACGGCGCTCAAACTCAGCCTCAGACTCCATTGTTGAAATAGTCCCGGTTAAGCCTTGAATTTCGTCTTCCTCGTAACCCATAGCCAGCAAGTCGCCAATGGTCATGTCGGTGCGGTGTCCAACCACAAAGAAATCGTCTATGCTACGAGCATTTCTATCCACAAAGAATTCTTCTGGCGGGACTGACGTAATAAGAATGTCGCCGTCAGAAACCGTGCGGCTGATCTTAACATCATAAATTGGACGCTCTATTTCAACGCCCATTTCGTCGATTTCAATTTGTTGCGTGATGGTTTGCTCTAAAACTTCAACATCATCTTCTTCTGCCAAGAACATAAATTCATCTTCGTTCAAGCCAGTATATGTAAAGGTCTCGCTCTCGGTTTTGTCCTCATACATTACTTTCGCAATGCCGCACTTCTTAACCATAGCGTCTTGGAACACATCGTTCAGCATACGATAGCCGTTATTTTGCTGAAACTTATAATTAGCGTATTTTGTCATCTGCTCCGCAATAGCAACGTCTTCTGGCATACGCGGGACAAACTCAACCGGATTTTCTGTGCTAAGAAAAACGCGCTGAATAGATGGTTTTATTGCACGAACAACATCACGGCACTTTGTGGCAACAACCTTTGACCGACCTTGCTCATGCCCAATATCTACCTTGCCGTCAAAGTAACGCTGCGCCCTGATCCTTGGTTCAGATATTTCGCTCTCGATAAAATCAACAGCATCTTGCACCGCCTTTTGGACGATGCCCTCAACCGTGTCTTTATCCATTGGTTCAATACGCATTTTCTAGTCCTTTTATCGCGGTATTCTAACACCAGTTATGCCTTGATATAAATCATACAGCGGATCACCACCAGTTTCACCAGCCAACCCAGCACCAGCAGCACCGCTGAGTGGTTGAGTGGCCCTTCCTAAAGGTATTTTAAAGGCTTCATCTGCCTTTGCTCCTGCTACCGCCTGAGTAATACCTTTTATGATTGGCGCTCGGATTGCTAATTTGGCAACGGTTGTGTCTCCCAAAAACCCAGCTATTTTTTGAATAAGCCCACCAGCCGCAGTGGTTGAGTTGCTATAGTTTTTCGCGCCACCAGTAACTCTTGCCGAGACTGAAGCAAACTGTGAAATAGTTCTTATTTCATCTGGTGTAAACAAACCCTTAACTAAAGCTGGGTTTTGGTTTTTCATGTTATTCCAAAATGTTTGAAATTTTGTTCCAGAAATTTCTATTCCGTCATCGCCCGATTTTTGAGCCCTGTTTGCCATCAGCAGAAAAGCCTCCTGACGAAGTTGGTTCCATTGTTCACTTGGCAGTGTCTTTTTTAAAGTAATTAAATCACGAGCCATTTGTGGAGCGCCTACTAATTTTGAACCATTAGCTCCAAATAGAAAATTAGCTACACCTTCAGGCGCTTGTTTGAATACCCGCTGACCATCACGACCGACTACATCGGTTAATTTACTAAGAACCCCGTCAGACTTCCACTTGCTTGCAAAATCGGAATAATTTTTTATTGCGGCAAGTTGCTTTGTAACGGCTTCGGGATCGCCTGTTAAAAGTTGCTGATCTATTAATGCTTCAAGAGAATTATCAAGTTGACGCCTTACGCGACTTGCAGCAGTTTGTTCTGGAGTTCCACCAGCGCCCGTATTTACTAATCGTTGACGCAATTGAAACAACTGCTTCACATCACCACCACGCGCTAAAATATCTTCCATTTCATCAACAACGCTTGCTGTTACTGAAACCTCGCTTGGGTTAAAAGTTCTTAAAACTCCACGCAAATCATCAGCAACAGCACCAGCCAAGTTAGGAGAAACAAAAGCATAACCCGCCTGATCTGCGTCAGTAAACATTTGTGATGCAGCACGTTTTTCAGCCGCCCTTTGAGCCGCCAACGCTTCCTGTGCAGCTATACCACCAGCACCAGATTGAGTAACTTCCTCGCCGCCCATTCCGCTTTTTATTTGCCCTAAATTTTCTTCAATAGCAGCTTGTTGCTGCGCCCTTCTGGCCTTCATTGTAAGCATGGCGGGATCGCCAAACATTCCGCTTTCAACTTGATCTTCAAATAATTGTTGTGCTTTTGAACCAGAAGCCTCGCCTCTAGTTAACGGAATTGGTGTTGGGAGACTTTCCGCTTCTGCAAGACTTGCCGCTGCCTGTGGCTGGCCGACACTAGCCACTTGCTGTCTTATTTTTGCAGCCAATTCAGCTGTTATATTGTCCGGGTCTAAACCTAATTCAGTCAATTGCGTTCTAACTGCTGGCTTTAAATTTCCATCAGAATCAAGAACAGAAGAAGGCTTGCTTTTAACCTTAGCAATAATATCGCCCAAAATTTGGCTTACTTTTGCGCCGCCAGCACCGCCCAAGAAACCGATTGGAATATCAAACACTTGAAATGGATCATTGCTCAAATTAGAACTAGCGGCTTCAACAATTGCGGCCTCGGTCATGCCGATAAGACCACCACCAAGCATACCAGCAGTCGGAACGCCAAGTGCGCCACCTGTCATTGCTATGGCTTGTCCAAGTGCAATGGCTCCAGCACCTTGCATAAGATCGACAGCATTTAATCCTTTTGGGTTTGGATAAAATCTAACAAATTGTTGCGTTTCTTTTCCGTCTCTAAAAACAGGAGAAATGACAACAAGGTTTCCATATTCATCTTTATCAAAAGTTGCGTTTGGCAAAATCTTTTTGATACCAGATTGCAACCTGTCATCGCTCGCTGTTGTTGCAAGCAATGCTGTCATTTTTGCAGCTTTATCCGCCGGGAGACCCAATCGAGTATTTTGAATTAAATCAATTTGTGGGTCTCTTTTTCCACCCTTAAACCAATCTAATATAGATTGCCCTTCTGGCTCCGCAGGTGTTTCTGAGGCCGCGACTGTTGGGCTTTCCAATTCTTGCAACATTTGTTCTATGCTTAGAATTGATTTCCCTTGGTTTTGTTGCTCCTGAGATAAAACTTGGAGCATTTCTTCTGCTGTTGGCATCTTATAGCTCCTGTTTACTGTTTAGCCCTTAATGCTTCCATAAGTTGCTGTATTTGAGTAGAACTAAGCTGACCCCTGTCGTTGTATAGGTTAGTTAGCTCTTCTAAACTTTTGCTCATATACGGATTTTCATTATTAGAGTCTCGTTCACCAGCTTTAATCTCAAGCCACGAAGCAATTGTGTTACCGGGTTGCGAAAGATACGCGGCTGCTTTCTCAAGGGCTGCTCTCGCTTTAATTTGCTTGTCACGTTTCTCAGTTAGCCATTGCCTCAATTCTGGAGCTGCCAGATTTTGCGGCACAGCAGTGCTCATCGCAACTTCCATTTCTGATTGGCTTAACGCCCCGAATGTAACGCTTGAAATTACGTCAAGACCCATTTGGTTCATGGCGCTTCTGAGTTCAGCAGAGGCTTTTGTAATATTCGGCAAGTAATTTGCAACAAATCCACTAATTGCACCGTCATCAATAGCGGCAATAGCGCTATCAATACTGCCAATACTATCAGTTACCGCATTTGCTTTTTCAAAAGCAGTTGCCGCTTGATCCGCAGTAACAGCACCAATTTTTTTGCTGCCAGCTATTAACTGAGCTTGTGATGCGTCATATTTATTGGCTTCATCAATTACTCGTTGTGCGTCTGCGCCAGTTACCACTTTACCTGTAGGATCAATCACACGGCGACCAGTGCTGGTTGATTGCACAATAGTTCCATTTAAATATGTTTTTTGCGAACCTACGTTTGGCCCATCAAGAGAGTCCCTGTAAGCTCTATAAGCGTCTGCTGCTGGTACGCCAGCGGCTATTGCATCAGCATACTTCTGGCCTCCTGGCTGTGAGGCTAACCACTGCGCTGTTCTATTTGCCGTGTTTAATTCATCTTGCTTAGTAATGTCAGCCGCCGCTCGTTGCTGTATTCCGCCCAAACGACCAGACACATCCATCGAAGCAAATGCCTCGCGTGTTCGTGGATCACGAAGAAAACCCATCAACCCACCAGAGCCTTGCTGTTGTTGCATTTTCTGCATTTGAATGGCGCTTGGCTGCTGCATATTGCGGCCTGTAGATTGTCCGTCCATTGCTGAAGCTCCTCCAAAGATTTTGGCTTCCAAAGATTCCGTCATTGTCCCGTTGTTGGGAATTGGTTTTGGACCTGCCATATTTGCTTTTCCAAAAACGTGTTGACCTATAGTTTGCCAATCACCACCTCCAGATTGACCCCAAGTTGGATCGGAAATCTGTGGGTTATAGTAGTGGGTGGCACCGCCTGTCGGGTCTTCATAATTACCAGAAAGCAAGGCGTCAGCAACTTCATACGACCTTGCACTTGGCGTAAAGTCCATGTCTTGACCCTGTTCGCCGCCAGCATAACCAGTTACGCTATTCCACGCAGAGAACTGACCCGGCTTCAAAATAACTTTGCCGAGATCACTGCCGCCAGCAAGACGGTTCATAATTACAGAACCAACAGCCACCATGCCATTATAGCCTTGGTTTCCAGCCTCGGCTTGCAGTGTCTTTGCTAGTAGGTCTCGTTGCGTTAATTCCATTTAATTACCCAAAGCCGGGAAGGCTTCCAATGGTTGCCAGAGAACCAAACAATCCCGGCGTTCCGGATTGCGTAACTCTAGACCCAGGAAGTCCTCCAAGTATATTAGAGCCTGTTTGCAGTGCCTGACCGGGGTAGCCAAGGTTTGCCAGTGTTTGATTGCGAGACGCATCCAGCATTGCTTGTTGTGCCGCTTGCGCTCTCGCAGCCGCCGCTTGCTGCATTTCAAGCCCACGCATACCCTGACCGAACATCGTTGATCCAAGACCGCGAAGACCACCAGCCGCACCTGATTGCACGTTAGCCGCTTGGAATTGGCCCTGATAATTGGCTTGATTTGC